ACCCTTACGATTTTTATAATAGCCTTCACCAATACCTTGTTGACCAAGACTTAATGTGGCTGAACCTGTTTTTGTATCATCTGTGACACTTTCAAATGTAACAGACTCACCGTCTACATAACCATAGCCAGAGGATACAATATCCAGGTCTTTAATCTTACCTTCAATTGATAGAGATGAAGCAGCAATTACAGCATTATTACCGGCTTCCGGATCAGAAAAGTTTCTCGATACGGCATCAATAATAGCAGTTGTTCCTGTACTATCACCTGCAATTTCTTCTGTTGGTTCAAATGATTCTGCAATGGATAATCTTCGAACCTTTAGTGTTTTAGCATTCTGATTAATTTCTAAAATCTGACCAAGTGCTGCTGTATTACCACCTGTAATTTTTTCACTTAAACCAAAGTTACCGCTTTCACCTGTATATGTTAGAGTATAATCTCTTTGTTCATATTGTGATACTTCTGGTTGATATATTAGAATAATTGGATCTAACACATAATCCGTACCTGGATTAGAAACATTAATTTCTGATATAGTACCTATGCTCATGCTAGTTGTATTAATAGCGGCGCCAATTGTATTTGATGTAAGATTAGCATTAGGATCACCCGGCAAACCATATGCAACAGAATCAATAACTATAGCAGAAAAGTCAGATATAACTGTGGTTGAATATTCAAATGTATAATCATTCGTAATATCAGCTACGGTAAATGAAGCACCTGAACCAGTATCAACGGTGAGCAATGATGTTTGAGCACCACTAGTATCACCTATAACTAGGCCATTTCTAACAAATGTATTTTCAACATTGATCATACCAAAGTAGTTAGTAGAATTACTAGCAATCACATTACCTGTAGCACTCACATCTGTAACAAGTGTAACATTAGCAAATGTAGTATTACCTTCAATGGTAATAGCATCATTCGCATCAAATGCTATTACATTAGATGTTTCTTCAAAGTTAACAATAAGATCACCAGACTCAGAACCATTTACTTGGTTAACAGAAAGCACAGTACCTTCAAGTATCAATACACCATTAGCATCATACCCATCAATATTATCACCTACCGCAAAGTTATTGTTTGCTGAGTCAAATTCTACATTAGCCAAATATTGGGTAACAGTTTCAAATTGATCAAAATTAATTGTATCATCACCCTGAACAACTGTATCAGAGATTAAAATAGTAGGTGATACACTATAACCAAAGCCACCGTCTGAGATAGCAAATGACACACTACCTTCGCTTGATTCAATTTCTGAAACTCTAGCCTTACCTAATCTACCAGAGCCGCTTGTAAGATAAACATCTTCACCAACTTCAAAGTCGGAACCACCATCAACAACATCCAACGTAGTAGCAGATCCTAGGATCTTTGGAAAATGTACAACACCGGAAGATGAAATACTCTCCCCAGTACTAAAATTACCTTCTAAATTAGACAAATATAAAACATCAACAAAATATGTATTCACCTTTTTTCTAATAAGTTTTTCTGCATATGCCGTAGCACCAGAGCTAGCACCGGTTACGGTCTTACCTACAAACTGTACATTATTAACTGAATGAGATAATTCCAGGTAAGTTATAGTTCTATAGTCATTATCAGACAAACGGAATAGATCATCACCGGGGTAATATACATCTGCTTGAATACCATGAATTAACTTAAAGAATAATTCAACCGCTCTTGGTGTACCCTTGCTTCGATAGAAATCTAAAGAGTTCTTAATGAATAGCTCTTTATTAGATGCAGTCGTAAATTGGATGTCATTCAAGTATTTTGTTTTAAAGAAAACTATGAAGTCATCTAGAGTTTGATCAATATCTCTATATTCTGGGAGCCTTCTGGCTTCGTATAAAGCCTGATCATTTGTTTCTAACCATTCATAATAGGCTTGAACGAATGCTATAAAGTTAGGCCCTTCTTCCTTATAGAAAGCAGGGAATAGATCACCCGTAAACTGACTGATATATTTTTCTAGTGTTTTCATTAGATCCTAACTTGTGTTGCATTAACAGAAATATCACGTTCGTCAATTGAAAGCACAACATTCCGACTTGAAGCTACATCTTTATCTTTAGGTATCGCATAGAGATTAATATACGAACCAAGATATGATTCTGGGCCAAAGGACACTAAATTAACTAATCCTGTATCATAATCAACCGTGCCTACATCTGAGATTAAAGTACCATCGGTAGATGATACAATTTGCATCACACCGGCATTGTCTTCCAATCTAACATCTAGACCTGAGTATTTGAAAAGACCAGAATTAACTATAGTATCATTAGATTGTGTTTGTAATGCTGTACCAAAATCAATTGTATAATTAGTGGGCTTACTTAATACAGGTGTAAGCCGTTTAATTAATCTGATGTCCGTACTATTACTAATAATTGAAGAATCGGCGTCATCAATTTGAGTAGTAAGTTTACTCTCACGTAATGTTTTTCTAAACCCATCCAAGTTTGTATTATTGTAATCCAAAATAGAGCTAAGCACTAGAGTTTCAATATCACTTTCATTCTTTGATGTAACATTAATATTATATCTAACATCTGAGATAACTTCCAAATATGTATAAATTGGTTCCTTAAAGACTGGATCAATAGCTAGGGGTGATCTAGGTTTAATGAAGTTATAATATTGGTCTTTCTTAGAGTCCGGTAATTTATCAGCATCAGTTAAATCAACTGAAATAATAACACGCCCATATTGTGGTGGATTAGCTTCTTCACCACCATATGCTACGACTTCATTAATTTCTGGGAATTCATTAAGCAATAGAGTTTCATAATCATCTGCTGTTACGGCACGTTCTTGTGTTGTAAATGCTCGAGGTGCATTAAATTTAATGGAAGAAATAGATTCTTCAACTGCACCATCTCTGGCTTGTTCATTAACTGTTATAACAACACCATCTTCGCCATCAATAGGACCATCGGCTGTAAATGCATTAGCACCATTTGGTAGTTCACCATTACAGTTTCTATATTCAATTGAAATAATTGATCGGTCTTTGGGCTTACGACCAATTACACCATCACCAAAGATAATTTCATATGACCCAGATTTAGGTTGAACAAAAAAGACTTGTGAAGTAGAATCTAAATCAAAAAGAGAAGTAGCTCGACTATATGATAATGTGGTTGCGCCGTTATCTTCAATGACATCAACTGTGAGACTTGTAATATCACCGGTAAAGTTAGTAAGTAAATATGTTTCCGGGCTTGAATCATTTACGACATAACTATCTACAACATAATCACCTTCATAAATGAGTACATTACTTTCGGTGAAAGTAGGATTATCTCCCCCAATCACAATATTTTGATCAGTTGTAAATGTATAAGTTCTAGATCCAATTCTTGATGTGAATGATGTACCCTTAGGCATTGTGATAGAAGTTTTTTCAGGGTCAGTTGCTGTTACCGTAATATTAACATTTGCATAAGCGGATCTATAAGATCTTGGTGTATAATTCAATTCCTTGGCATGAGAAACAACTGAATCGCGCAATTGAGCTGAATCCAAGAACATTTCAGACCCAATCATATTTAGATAGAATGCATTATTATATGTATTATATGCAAGTACATCCAATAGTACAGACATATTAGAACCATCAAAGTCATAGTCCTTGAAGATATCTTGACTTGATAAGTATGTTTTTAGATTTGACTTAATTGTGTCAAAGTCTAATGTCGTTAAATCGTTACTGCTGTTTGCCATTCTAGCGTACTCTATATAGGGTTAAGTCTAATCTAATTGGTTCTGCCACATTCTTAATACTATAGATAATGCTCACTTCATATGAATTCTCATCCGGGGAAGCATTTACAATAACATCTTCAATCATAGCTCTAGGCTCATATTTACCAATTAGCAATTCAATTTCTGTTCGCATTGAGTTGGCTGTAATTGCATCAGCCGGTTCAAATAAAAATGCCCTTATATTACTACCAATCTTAGGATTATAAGGACGTTCATATTTATTAGTTAAAATCAAATTCTTGATTGATCTACTCACAGCATTAACATTCTTCAATAGTACAATACTATTCGTATTAGGATGAGGTGTTAAGTCATTCATAAAATCCGAATATAGATCTTTTGTTAGATCACTCTGTGTATATGTATCTGCTCGTGCCATTTGTTTTCTTTTTATTTATATTTATACTAGGTTTCTTTGATGTCAGGTGATCTTATTTTGCCAGATACATTAAGATCACCATTTATTTGTACATCACTATCAATCGTTATATCTGATGCCTTAATGTTAATAGAACCTGAAACATCAATTGTTGAGTCACCATTAATAGTAATAGTTGTATCCCCTGCTTCAATGGTTAAATTGCCCTTGACTAATAGATTCTTGCCTTCTTTAACAAGCTCGTAATCTTCACCTACAATCTTTTGTACCCGCCTACCATCTCTGTTTATCTCTGTATAGGTACCTGCCTTATGATAAATGTGGATTCGTTCATCCCCGGGTGTATCATCAATTTCAATAGCATGGCCAGATTTAGTTGTAAATGTTTTGTTGTGTGGATATTTAGCATTATATGCAGATGTAGGTTCAGAAATTGTACTACCAGATATTGGTTCTTTCTTTAAAGACTGTAGTTCTCTAGCTAAAAATGATATATCATGATCTGATGCCTTATAAGCTTTATCTATATTTTCTCTTGTAGCACTAGGTATTTTATGATATGTACCTAGAACAAACGGCATATTCTTTTCTTCGCCGTCTAGATAAAATCCAATTGCATATGACCCTACTTGAATACCAGTGGGTGAAATACCAACACCATTTAGGCTAGCAGAGTTAATACTAGATAAAGGTGTTGCCCATAACAATTCATCGGTTTCCACTTGATTTGAAGTATCATCACCTATCGTTCTAATTTTGACTCTCCCGAGCATCAGCGGATCGGCTAAGTCTTCGACAATACCAATAAAGTTTATGAATGATTTACCCATGTTATAATAAGACATATATCTATCCTGCTAATTTAAGATCATCACTATCGGCAAAGCTACCCTTAACAAGGGAACAACTCATTTCATGTGAGAATTGATCTGATTTCTTAAAGATTTTTCGTTTCAAGTCTGTAATGAGATAATTGCCAGTTGACTTTGTTTTCACACCCATATTTTGTTCTTCTAATGTTAGAGAAGAAAAGACTGGAACATTAATTTCAATAACATCACCTGGTAAGATTTCAGTATCACCTGCTATTTTGATTAAAGAATTAAATTGTGTAAGTTTAGAACCATATGCAATTTTATGTCCAATTGATATATCATGGTAATTCTCTGGGCGTGAAATATCTTTTAATACAAAAAATGATTTACCCGAGTTCACTTCAAATTCTTCCAGATATTCTGATGAATTGAAATTTTCATATGAATCATCAATCTTAACGAAGTCATCTGAATTGACAGAATCCTGATATGTACTCACTTCAACTTTACCAGTAATAAGATCTAATGCTTCTGTTTTACTCTTTAATGCCCCAGACATCAATTTATTGATATTATCACCTGTGTTCATAATAGTCATAGCAATAATGTTTCGCATATTCTTATTTTTGATATTGGCAGCTGTGTTAGTATCAAAGAAGAATTGCTTATCACCGATGTATTCTTTTCTAATTGCAATTAGGTTCTCAATTGTCGTAAAATTATAACCCTTGATATCCTCAT